GAGGCCCTACTCCGGCCCTTGGCTCGTGACGCGATGATCGCCCAGGCCGAGGACAACGAGTGATGAGCAATCAGGTAGCACTGGCCCGGCTGGGCCTTGAAATCGCGAAGATGCGCAAGTCCTGCACTCCGGTGCCGGATCGCACCTTCGTCATGGGCATGATCGAAATGGCTGAGTTCGCCGAGATCATCGACACCCGCACCGCCAATCGTTATCGGGATGCGCTGGACGCCAAGTTCGTCGAGCGCAATACGCATCTGAAAGGAGTTTCGGCATGACAACCGCACCGGTAAAAACGCTTCTCGATGAGCAACTGGAGGAGATTGCACGCAGCCTCGCAGTTGTCGGCGCTGGCATCCCTCGCGAGCTTCCTGTTTCGGCGCTCCCTCCTCCACTGGTGGCAGCCATCAAACAAGGCCGCATCGCTGTGAGGGCTCGGCCATGAATCTCTTGTACTGGTTTCTCGTTGTGATCTTGATTGCCGGCGCAGGCGCCTACGGCGTCATCGCTGACGGCTCAGGCTCGGCGCCGTGCCAGGTGCCGCGCTCCACCACCTACAACGTGTTCCGATGACCAGCCGGCAGATGGCCCGCCGCATCCTCATTCGGCGCGTATCGTTCTCCGCTATCGGCATGTTCACCTTCCTGATGTTGCTCAGCGCCCTCGCCGACCGCATCACTCAATAAACAAAGCCACCACAAGCCGCGCCCGGCGCGGCAAGGAACCGTCATGTCTGCAAAAGCCCAACAAGCACCGTTGCAAGAATCCATCGAAATGACCGCCGTAGCGCCAAAAGTAGCTGTCACCGACATCGCCGAATATCGGCCGCATGAAGAACAAATTGTCCGCTTGGAAACGACCTACGCGAACCTCGTTGTCGACTGCTCTACCAGTGAGGGCTTGGTGAATGCGAAGGAAGTTCGCGTGGATATTCGCGATGTCCGCTACGCCTTGGCCAATACCACGAAAACGGCGCTGATTCCCTATCAGCAGGCGGTTAAAGACGCCCAGGCTCGCGTCAACCAAGTGAGGGAATTTGGTGAAGCACTGAAGGAGCGCGTGCTGGCGATCGAAGCGCCTGTAGACGAGGCAATCAAGGCCGAAGAAAAGCGCGCCGCTGACGCCAAGGCCGAACGCGAGCGTGTCGAGGCTGAACGTGTCGAGGCCATCCGGAAAAAAATTACCCGATTCAGCTCTGTAGCAGCAGCGTACGCAAGCCGCAGTGCTGCCGATGTTGCAGCCGTGCTTCAAAGCGTCAAAGAGTCGGTAATCCTGCCAGACGAATACGCCGAGTTTGAAGCTGAAGCCACCATCGCCCGCGACAACGCTATTGATCAGCTTGAAGCGCTGCACCGGGCTGCTGTTGACCGCGAAGAGGCGGCAGCCAAGCTGCTGGCCCAACAAAAAGAGTTGGATGAACTGCGTGAGAAGCAACGCATCGCCGATGCTGAAGCAGAAGAGTTGCGCAAGCAGCGCGCCGAGGAAGATCGCCTGCGCTTGAAGAAGCAACAGGATGAACTCGACCAGCAGCGCCGCGACATGGAAGCGCAACAACGCCAGCAGCGCGAACGTGATGCGCAGTATCAGCGTGACCAAGAAGAACTGGCTCGCCTGCGCGCACTGGCTGCAGCACCCGCTTCGGTTGCAGACGTCATCACGACGCCCGCCGTTACCAACACATTGCCAGCAGGTGCAGCCGAAGTTGATTCGGCTCCAGCGGCTGACGAAGTCGCCGACTCGAACATGCCGAGCGCCGCCGAAGTGGTCGAGGTCGTGGCCATGGCCTTCTGCGTCACCAATGACGAGGCATCGGCCTGGCTGCGCGCCCTGTCGTTCTAACAAACCCTGAAATCACCCCGGAGGCCGGCCAAAGTCGTCGGCTATGGAGTTAGGAATGAACGCTCAAACCCAGATTGCTACCGTACCAATGGACACAAGCCCGACGGGCCTCATCCTCAATCGCGACAGCATGCAGTCGATGACTGAACTCGCGGGCATCATGGCAGGCGGCAAAACCACCCTGCCGAAGCATTTCCACGGCAACACTGCCGACTGCATGGCAGTCATCATGCAGTCCATGCAATGGGGCATGAACCCCTTCCAGGTGGCGCAGAAGACATTCATCGTCAACGGCGGCCAGCTCAGCTATGAAGCACAGCTCGTCAACGCGGTGATTACCACGCGAGCGCCGACCCTTGATCGAATCCATTACGAGTGGTTCGGCGACTGGGACAAGATCATTGGCAACTTCCGTGAAATCGAAAGCAAAAAGCAAACTGATGATCACGGGCAGCCGAAGAAATACCGCGTCCCAAACTGGAACATAAACGACGAGAAAGGCCTCGGCGTCCGCGTCTGGGCTACGTTCGTTGGCGAAGACGCTCCCCGCGAACTGACCACATTGATGACTCAGGCTAGAACCCGAAACTCCACGCTCTGGGCGGACGATCCGAAGCAGCAGATTGCATACCTGGCCTTGAAAAAATGGGCGCGCCTGTATTGCCCCGACGTGATTCTGGGCGTGTACACCCGTGACGAGCTGGACGACGGCTACTCGCTTCCAGAAACGGATGTTACCCCACGATCTACCAACGAAAAGCCAGCAGATGTGGGAGCTGCGTCGGTTCCTCAGGGCGACGCCACCGACGCAACTGCGGACCTGTTCGAGCAGCTCAAAAAGATCGCTCAAGAACAAGGAATTGATGGCTACGAAAAGGCCTGGAAGGCGTTGAAGCCGCAGCAGCGCGGCGCTATTGGCGTGACACGTCACGGGGAGCTGAAATCGATTGCACAGACAATTGAGGCAGAGTTCACAACCCTCAACGAAAGCTCAAACGGCAATGCGAATGACGATGTGCAAGGCGGCGAGCAATGAACGCCTCAGTAGACCTTCAACGCACCGAGCAGTGGCATCAGGACCGCAGCGGGCGCCTAACGGCAAGCAGGTTCAAGGATGTGATTGCTTGGGGTGATCGCGACAAGCACGGGAAGCGCAAGCCGCTCGCGGCCCGCACCACTTACATGCGCGAACTGGCTTTTGAACGTCTGGCGAACAGATCGAAACATTCGGTCAGCAGCAAGTCGATGGCGTGGGGTACGGAGGTCGAGCAGTCGAGTCACGACTTTTACGAAATTCTGACCGGCAATACCGTCATCAAGTCGGGCTTCTTGGTTCATCCAAAATACGACTGGTTGGGCTGCTCGCCGGACGGCTTGATTGGCGAGGACGGCGGCATTGAGTCGAAGTGTCCATTCAATGAAGCCGTCCACGTCCGTACCTGGCTCGAAGGAATGCCCGACGAACACATGCCGCAGGTTCAGGGCTGCATGTTCGTCACGGGCCGGGAATGGTGGGATTTCCTGTCGTTCGATCCGCGACAAGATGAAGACTGCCGCCTGTACATCGAGACCATCAAGCGCGATGACGAGTACATCGCGATGCTTCATCAAGAGCTGGTCCAGTTCAATCTGGAGCTTGGCCGGATGGTTGACGAAGTAGCGGACAAAGCGCGGGCACAAGCCCATCGATTAGGAGCCTGAGCATGATCAGCCTCAACCTAAACGCAGTTCGTGAAAAGCAGACTGAGTCGGATCGAATCGCGGCTGCGATGGCTGACTTCTGGACGCGGCCCGGCATCAACTTCAAAGAGTTGCCGCCGGTGCGCATGGAGCCAAGGCCGGCGCGGCGCGACTGGGTAGACCCTGAAACGGTCCTCAAGCGGCGCCCGAAGCCGATATCAGCGGCCGAACGCAAGGCGCTGCGCAAAATGGCGGACTCGCTATGAAGTCGAAACGCAAACCCAACAACGGTTTCGCCCGGGCCGAACGCAGTTGCCGGGCGCTGCTGCGTACCAACCACGTCGCGGTGGTTAACATCGACCCCAGCGGCAGCCAGATCATGGCGAACTGGAAGAGCTGCAAGCAAATCCGCAGTCTGGCGATCGCCAACGCAATATTCGATTTCTCCTACCGCTGGACGATCTACATCGCCGCCATGTGTCGAGACGAGCGCGGTGCCGAGTACATCAAGTCGGTGGAGATCTCGCCCGAGGGCATCTACAAGGTCGAGCGCCTGACCGATGCGATCGAGCATTACTACCTGGAGCTGCGCAACAGCGCGAATCCGAACCATCTGGTTGCGTCAGGCTGGATTGCCATTCCCGACGAGATATCGATGGATGAAGCCCAAGCCGCGAAGCTGTTCTACGCCGCCGGCGCCTGGCATCAGGTGAAGGTAGCAGCGTGAGACGAAACATCAACCGGGCGGCCGCGCGCCGCCGACAGACCTGGCTGGACTTGCCGGCCAGCGGAATTGAAGAGGTAGGCCATGGCCGAAGAACAGCAGGAGCCGACGGCGGAAGCCATCAAGCAGCGCAGGAAGCGCGAGAAGGCAGCAGCAAAGGACGCTGCATTGGGCGTCGAGAAGTTTACGGTTGAAGTCGCCGGCGTGTTCAAGCCTGACCTCAAGCGAGTCATGGCAGCGCACGGCATCAACAACCAGCAGGAGATTTACCAGCTGCTGCTGATGAACCTGATCACCGCCGACTTCGAAACCCAGGCCGAGATGCTCAAGTGTGTCACGACACCTTTTGTTGTTACTGAAAAGGTGTCGCTGGCATTTTACGAAAGGAGCATGGCTGATATTTCGGCGGATCCCGGCGATGAGATTATTTCACCGCCATGTGGTCGGAATGTTCCAGTGCTCTAACGCCAAAGCCACCGTAGCAGCAGCGACGGCAATACCCATGATTATAACGGCGCAACGAGAAATCAATTTCAGCAACACGAACGAAGGCTCGCCACGCTTCACCTGCTCCCATTCGGTCTTCAAAATCTCTTGAGTCTCGATAGCGAGATTTTCCATATGAGCTTCCATCAAACTATCAGATCGACCTATCCCGTCAGAATCTTTGACGAGCGCCAGCAGTGCTTTGTGTTCGTTTGGGTTGAGGCGAAGCCGAATTCTTGAGGACAGCATGGCGGTTTCCAAAAAATCCTTTTCTTTTGAAAGGATGAACTTCTGGATTTCTGGCTGAGACTGCTGCCTGACTATTGCCGATAGTGTCTTTACCACTGCGAGATGGGCGATCAGTTGAGATACATCATTTCGGAGACCGTCGATCCAAGCTTGCCGAAATTCCGATGTCTTCTGATCCTTGGCAAGAATCGAAACCACAAGCGACACCACACCCGCAATCAATGCAACAGCCAATGTAGCGGCAAGAGTCATTGACACTTCATTATTCATTATTGCCTCGGGCAAATAGTGTGAAGCCGCCTATCAAACATCAACCACAACCAAATTGCCACCACCGGTCACGGAGGGCTGTTCGAGCAATCAGTGCGGCCGGCCTTCATGAAGGCTGAGAGCCAGATGGATATGATGCCGAACAAGAGGGGCGGCCAGACAACCAGTGCGGCGTCTTCAATGCTAAATATTCCATCCATAAACCGTTCGAGCGTGAACCGTTCGTTAATCGCTAGCCTGATCAAGCACCATGTCATCAAAGCAACGAAGATTGATATCAAGCAGAAACCCAACCGCCGCAGCGATCGTTCAATCAGTAATTTCTGAGCAATATTCATAAGCGTCCTGCTGCCAAATCAAAGTCGAACACAAATACCCCACTTCTACGAATCACGCCAGCCGGCGAGGATCCCCTATGTCCGCACAACAGAAGAAACACCCCTTCGATTTCAAAATTCAATACGGACTCGGCTTCAGCACTCAGGACGATGAGATCGTTGTCGACTTCTTCTGCGGTGGCGGCGGTGCCGGTACCGGGCTGGAGATGGGCCTGGGCCGCGCGGTGAATGTCGCCAAGAACCACAGCCCGCAGGCGATCAGCATGCACACCGTCAACCACCCGGGCGCGGTGCATTATACGACCGATGTGTTCGACGGTGATCCCGACACCGAATGCGGCGGCAAGGCCGTTGGCTGGTTCCATATGTCGCCGGACTGCACCCACCATAGCCAAGCCGCCGGCGGCCAACCGCGCAAGCGCGAGATTCGGAACCTGTCGTGGATCGGCCTGAAGTGGGCCGGCAAGAAGAAGCCTCGCGTCATCAGCTTGGAGAACGTGAAACAGATCCTCCAGTGGGGGCCGCTGATCGCCAAGCGCTGCAAGTCGACCGGCCGTGTGATGAAGCTGGGCGGTGCCATTGCGGAGCCTGGCGAAGTCGTGCCGGTTCACCAGCAGTTCCTGGTACCTGATCCGAAACGTCGCGGGCAAACGTGGTCAGTGTTCGTCGCCGAGCTGCAACGCCTGGGCTACGCCGTTGAATGGCGGGTCATCAAGGCCTGCGACTTCGGCGCGCCGACCAGCCGCGAGCGACTGTTCATGATCGCCCGTTGCGACGGCCAGCCGATCGTGTGGCCAGAGCCAACCCACGCGAAGAACCCGGCCAAGGGCCAGCAGAAGTGGCGCACCGCCGCCGAATGCATTGACTGGACCATTCCGAGCAAAAGCATTTTCGACCGGGCAAAGCCGCTGGCACCCGCCACCCTACGCCGGATCGCCAAGGGCATGAAGAAGTTCGTCATCGATGCCGCTGACCCATTCATCGTGCCGATCGCGAACTGGTCGGGCGAAAGTGTTCAGTCTGCCCATGAGCCACTGCGCACGGTGACATCCTGGCCGCGCGGCGGATCGTTCGCGGTGGCGAGCCCGATCATTGCGCCAGCAACCCATCAGGGCAGTGATCGCATCAACGATCCACACGCCCCGCTGCCGACGGTCACCTGCGCGAATCGCGGCGAGCTGACGCTGATAAGTCCGGTGATGGTCACGGCTGCGCATGGCGAAGGGAAACCGGGCGGCGTTCAGCGCTGGGGCGACGGCAGCAAGTTTGCTGGTGACCCGCTGGGCACAGTTACTGCGAGCGGCGGGCATTCAGTCGCCGCCGCTCACCTGGTCAAGTTCCGGTTTGCGGACGAAGGCAAGGCGCTTGATGAGCCGCTGCCGACGATCACCAGCGGCGGCGACTACAAGCGCCCGGCCGGTGCCGCTCACGCCATGGGTATCTCAACCGTGTTCATGGCCCAGATGAACGGCGGGTTCAACACCACCGACGCCAAGAGCGTCGACGATCCAATGACCACGGTGACCAATACCGGAAGCCAGCAGCAGCTGGTGACGGCAAACCTGGTGCACCTGCGCGGCAACTGCGACGCACGGGACACCGCCGATCCGCTGCACACCATCAGCGCCGGCGGCACTCACCACGGGCTGGTCACTGCCTTCATGGAACGTCAGTTCGGCGCCAGCGTTGGCCAGGGTGTGGATGAGCCAGCACCAACCATCACGGCCGGCGGTGGCGGCAAGAGCTCGTTGGTCGAGTTGCAACTCTCGCCAGAGGCTGAGGCCGGCGCGCTAAGGGTCGCTGCATTCCTGATCAGCTACTACGGAACCGAGAACATGAGCGCCGCCGATGCGCCAGCGCCAACGATTACCACCAAGGATCGGCTGGGCCTGGTAACCGTCACCATCAAGGGAACGCCTTACGTGATCGTCGACATCTGCCTGCGGATGCTGCAACCGGCCGAGCTGTACAAGGCTCAGGGCTTTCCCGCCGACTACATCATCAGCCACGGCGCCGATGGCAAGCCGTTCACCAAGACGCAGCAGGTTCACATGTGCGGCAACAGCGTCAGCCCACCACCGATGGCCGCACTGGCACGGGCCAACGATCCGTGGCGCGCCGCCGAACGACAAGCCGAAGCCGCATAACCCACCCTCCACCGCCTGGGCATGCCCCGGCATAGGACGCCCCATGCCCACAGAAAACAAACCGGCCGAGCCGCTGAAGGTTGAGCGCTCGACTGTGACCAAGCTGGTGATCACCGGCGCGCCGCGTCTCGACGCTATTACCGTGTTCCTTGAGGACTTCGGCCGCCGCGACTGCCGCACTGAATCCGACCCGAGCTATCAGACCGCCCAGGGCAAGATCACGATCAACTGCTGGGACAACAGCTGGAGCGCCTACTGGGGTGGCATGGGTCCGCGCACGGTTGCCGAGTTCGTGGCCGACTGTGACTGGGACTACGTCCTGAACTGCCTCGATCGCGGTATCAGCAGCACGCGGTTCAGCGGGAGCGCTCTTCACGTCTTTGCGAAAAAGTGCATCGTCCAGCGGCGCCGGCAACAGACCGGACGACATGACAGGGAGCTGCATGAGCTGAGCAAGGATGAGGCGCGTGAGCTCTGGCACGACATCGACGTGCTACGAACCGTCGAGTCGCCAAACGAGTGTTGGCATCACGACAGGCTGCTGACTGAACTGTTTGGTGATGAGTGGCACTACCCGGTTGGCGACAAGGCGGTCGAGGAGAATCACGAATTCAACTATCTGCGCCGGGTGGTGGAAGCGGTACAGGGCGCGTTGCGCCAAGAACAACCGCAGCAGGAGGAGCATGAAGCGCATCTACCTCAGCGGTCCCATGAGCAACATTCTGGACCTGAACTTCCTGCTGCTCCTCTCCATGACCGCTAGCTTCGAGCCGACGGCCACCCCGTTACAAACCCCGCCGAGATCAACTCCGACGGCGGCAACTGGAGCGACTTCATGCGCCTCGACATCGCCACCTTGATGGACTGCAACGAAAGCGATCTACAATTCCGCAGATATTACACTCTTTATCTGACCCCCCAGATAGTAGACGGGTCAACGACGCTAAATGTTGTCATGTCATTGTCAACTACAAGCATCTTTCCACCGCCAGCTGAAACCAGAATAAATTTTTTTTCGCCCTCTACCTTATAAACGTAGCTCGTGACCTTAGAATCTTTGTTGCGCAAGAGCTGAGCAGACGAATCTCCATTAATCAACGGAATAACCACTACAATGCACATAAGATAGCTACTACCAGACAGCAGTCCAAGAAGTCTGTAATACGGAGTGCCACCACTTTGGTCATGAACGGCAACAGATATATTTAGCGCACAAACCAATGTAATCAAGGCAAAAGCCCACGTAGTGCCAAGATACGACATGGCTTCCTGCCGACCGAAACCCATAATAAGTACAAGCCCAATTACCACCACTAACGTTCCTAAAATAAAACTAGCAATCCTTAAAGACAACTGAGACAACCAACTCAGATTGGCGATAAGCAGCACTAAAACCATACCAAAAAACAAAAAAGCAGCATACCAAATACCACCAACTACAAACTCGGTGGCACCGTAAAACCCTAAAAACCAACTAGCCCCTAATGAGTTCAGATAGCCCTTTAGGGAAAAGTATCCAGCACAAAAAGAGACGCCAACCAGAACAACAGAACAAGCGGCTACCTTGCCAAGATTCTCCAAGAAAATTGACCATTCATTATTCCCTGCCATACAAAACTCCAAAAAGTGGTTTCTGGCATTATCCACCATCCAATTCAAACGATGAAGCTCTCTAGAAGCTGTCGACTCCAGCTCGTTAACTAATAAAAGCTGGCGCCCTGATGCTTGCCGAGTTCAAGCGCATCGACCGCATCGTACTCACCAGCACCCCGCAGTATCTCCCTCCCCCTTCAAAGTCAGCCGCTATAGCGGCAAGGACGACCCATGTCTCAAATAAAGGAACGGCCGATTCTGTTCTCGGCGCCGATGGTGCGCGCCATTCTGGATGGACGGAAGACGGTCACGCGGCGAGCGTGCAAGCCACAACCAAGCGCCAATGCTCACACCACATCGGCTGAAGGCAGCCCGATGGGCGCGTGGTGGGAAACCGGGAAACACCTCAACCGCTGTCCGTTCGGCCAGATCGGCGACCGGCTGTACGTGCGCGAGACTTGCTTTATCAACGATTTCCGCGAAACAGCGGTCCCGAAGGAAGAACGAGCAGATTGCGAAATTCACTACCGGGCCGACGGTGTCCCGGACTTCGAGGGTGAAGAGGAACTGATTCGTTGGCGCCCGTCAATCCACATGCCTCGGTGGGCCAGCCGCATCCTGTTGGAGATCACCGACGTGCGCGTCGAGCGGTTGCAGGACATCAGCGAGGATCAGGCAATTGATGAGGGGTTGTCGTGGGAGGGCGAGATAAACGGCAAGACGTTCTACACACACGCGCCGAAGACCTATCCGCCAGATTCTCATCAACAGTTCGGCGTGTCTGGTACTGATGCAATTTCCGCTTTTCGCAATCTCTGGAAATCGACCGGCGGAGACTGGGACGCCAACCCGTGGGTCTGGGTCGTCGAGTTCAAACGGGTGACGCCATGATCGCCCTCGCCTGGTTCTCCTACGCGTACTGCTACAAGGGGCCGCGGTGATGAATGACTATGAACTGTTGCGGCTGTCAGCCAAAGCAACAGGCTTCGAACTCGAGTACAGGCTCGGAAGTGATGCCTTCTACTACGACGATCCAGATTCTGGCCGAGAGCAATGGGATCCGCTCAGTGATGACGGCCAAGCGCTTCGGCTGGCTACCAAGCTCGGGATCTGCATCGTTTTCATGGAAGAGTGCGACTCGGTTATGGCTGAACACTCTACGCACGGCGTGATGATCGTCGAAGCGATGGATGATTATGGAACTCGCCGCGCGATCGTGCGTGCAGCTGCAGAAATCGGCAACCGGCCATGAACCGCATGGTCAGCGTCCGCACCGAGGAACTGACCGGCCCGGCGCTGGACTGGGCAATCAACGCGATCGAGGGTGATCGGCAGCCCGCCGCCGGCCAGCTGGATCTTTTCGCCCTGCCCGACGCCGAGCAACTGATCACGAAGTACGGCGTCTGGGTCGATGTTGGCCACCGGCACCCATGGCTGGCCGACGCCACCAACGACCCGTTCAACCGCCAGCCCGGCGAAACCCGAACGATCGCAGTGTTCCGCGCAGTGGTATTCGCCAAGCGCGGCGCCGCGGTGACAGTCCCCGCCGAACTGATCCAGCAATAACCCCTCCCCCAACTCAACAGCCTGCCGGTGTACGGCGGGCGAGGTATCCCAATGTCCGAAGAAAAGAATGCATTCCGCGAGGCTGCTATCGAAGCCATCTCGGATATGGCTCAGCACCTGCCGCTTGATTGCGAGCTGCTGGTGGTGGCCTGCCGCCCCGGCAAGAAAGACTTTGACCTCGTGCTGCCGTCGCCCGAGTCGAACCTGAACAATGCCCTGGACGCGCTGCGCCGAAACGGGCTGAGCATCGACGGCGACAACGCCTACAAGCGTGACCTGCTGGATGCTGTGGTCGGAGCGCTGGCCATCGGCGCGCAGAACAGCAACCCGCCACCGGCCGGACATTGGGGTCAGCGCTTCTGGGATATCGGTCGCGAAGAACGCGGACTGCACGAAGAGCTGGTTGCCGCGCTGAAACTCACCCGCGAAAACCTGCGCGCCTGCCAAGCAACCATCCACCTGTGCGGCGGGTTCGACCCCGCATATGTCGACGATGCGCAGGCTGCCATGAAGGTTGCCGACGCAGTTCTGGCCAAGGCCGGCGCATAACCCATCACTACCTTCTGCCGCCACGCGCGGCATGGAGCATCACATGACCATCCAGTTTCTATCACACGAGGAGGTTTGCGAGCTCACCGGCGCGCGAACCAAGGCAGGTCAGATTCTCAACCTGAAAAAGAACGGCGTTCGCCATACGATTAAAGTGAACGGCTGGCCGAGTGTCACCGCGATGGCGGTCACCGCCGTCGGCGCGTTTGAATCCGAAAAGCCCGTATGGAAATCACGTAAGGCCAGCTGACATGGGAAGACGACCTAGCAAACCCGGCTCGATCGCCAGATTGCGGGAACGCAAGAAAGCTAGCGGCCGGGTGTTTTACTACTACGACACGGGCGGCAAAGACCGCAAGGAAATTCCGCTGGGCAGCGACTACGGCTTGGCGATCATGGAGTACGCGAAGCTTGAGCGTGATCGCACCGCAACCGATCTGGTCGCCAAGGTCATCACGTTCCGCTACGTCGCCGAAAAATACATGGTCGACGTCGTCCCCACCAAAGGCACAGCCACCCAGGCTGACAACAAGCGCGAGCTGAAGAATCTGATCGCTTTCTTCGACGACCCACCCGCGCCGCTGGAAACTATTGAACCGCTGCACGTCCGCCAGTACCTGACATGGCGCAAGGCCGCACCGGTGCGCGCGAACCGCGAGAAGGCACTGCTCAGCGCCATCTGGAATTACGCCAGGGATAAAGGCTACACCTCCCTAGCCAACCCATGCGCCGGCATCAAGGGAAACAAGGAAACCGGGCGGGATACGTATGTCGAGGATGCGCTGTTCAAACGCGTGCACGACAAGGCAGATGTGGGCCTGCAAGACGCGATGGACCTCGCCTATCTGACCGGGCAACGGGTGACCGATACCCGACTGATGGACCAGCGCGACGTACGCGACGGGCAAATTTGGGTGTTGCAGGGCAAGACAAAGGCGAAGCGGCGGATCGAGATAACGGGGGAGCTGAAGGTTTTGATTGATCGAATCATGTCCCGCAAGTCAGAACACAAGGTCCGCTCGACGCGGCTGATCGTTACAGAGGACGGCACACCGATGACGGTGGCGATGTTGCGCAGGAGGTTTGACTTGGCCAGGGAGGCGGCCGGCGTGCAGAAAGCTGAGTTCCAGATGCGTGACTTGCGCGCCAAGGCGGGTACCGATAAGGCTGAATCCAGTGGCGATATCTTGCAAGCCAGAGATCAGCTTGGGCATACGACGGTGGTTATGACCGAGCAGTACATCCGCAATCGAAAAGGCAAAAAGGTCATGCCTACCAAGTGAATTGCGGACCAACTCCAAAATAGCGGACCAGAAACAAACAAGGGTTTGCATGAGCTTTCGCCCGCAAACCCTTGATTTAAGTTGGTGCCCGAAGCCGGAATCGAACCGGCACGCCCTTACGAGCGGGGGATTTTAAGTCCCATGCGTCTACCAGTTTCGCCATTCGGGCGGTAGCGCGGTGTTGCTTGCTCAGCCTCGCGGTTGCGATCCTGACAGGATGGCCGCTTGAAAAGCCGAGCGGGGAATATATACATCACGTCCCGGTGAAGCAAGTTTGGAGTGCGCGATTTGAGAACTAAATATCGCTGACCGCGAAAAATCAAAAAGCTCAAGAAATCAGGGAGCTACGGAGCTTGTTTGAAGTCGACGCCGAGGTTACTGGCAAATCGCAGCAACCCGACTGGAAATTGGGCCGATAGACTCAAAAGATTCAGATGCTCACGATCACGTTAGCTGCACGGGTGACAGATGTTTCATCGATTGAGATTATGAGCAGGCAACCCAAGACTGGACGGGATGTCTACGCTAAAGGATGGCCTCGAAAGCGATGAAAGGTAATTAGCACGCCCCCTTCACCACGATCACGCCTCACAGAACGTCACCAGAGCAGAGCTCAGGGATGTACAAGCAATCAGGAGATTTGATTCCATGCAAATGAGTGACACCGTTCTAAAAGCGTCTTTAAGCCAAGAGGAGCGCTCGGCGATCGCCGAGATCGAAGCGACCACCAATATCCTGCAGCTCGTCACCCGTCTGACCGGTACACGCTTTGCCGGAATCGCAAAATTCACGGAAACGGAATGGATTGTATGTTCAGCGTACGATCCGATTGAGCTGGGAATAAATGTCGGCGATACGCTGGATCTGGAAACCACCCTTTGCAGTGAGTTTCGACGAAATCCCCAAGCCCTCTTCCTTCCACAAATCAGCAAGGATGGACGACTGTCGTCACGTCCTGTGGTGAAGCAGTATTCAATTGAAAGCTACGCAGGCGCGCCTGTTTTCCTGCCGGACGGGAGACTCTGGGGGGCCTTATGTGCTCTGGACTCAAGGGCTGTTCTGTTTGACAACCCCGATCTTGCAGAGACATTGACGCTGTTCGCGCGGCTCATTGGCTGCATCTTTTTCTCGAATCTGACGGTGGAAGGTGCCAGCCACATTCAGACCGGATCGTGCTTCGCTGATTGACCCTCCGCAAACATGTGAACACCACGTTTTTTGCAGACAATAAAAAACCCCGTAGATCATTGATCTACGGGGTTTTTGATAGTGGAGGCCGAGGTCGGAATCGAACCGGCGTAGGTGGATTTGCAATCCACTGCATAACCATTTTGCTACTC